ACGAAATAGAGTTTGCGTAGGCTACGGCGTTTTGAAATGCCGCCGTACTATCCGCCACCCCCGTCGGATCAGCCCCGAAATCGAGTACCGACACCGACTCTTGCAGCTTTGACGCCGTAGTGCGGTCGACAGCGCCAGTGCCGCCCTGGTTGTAGTGACTGCCGAGCTGGGAGAGGTTGTATGAGGCTGTCATGGGGTGTCCTTAGTTCGGAACATCAGCTGGTGTTCGAGCGATCTCAACCCAATTGGTTGTGTTCCACTTGAACGTGATGGATCGGCTGTTCGCGTTTGCAGGGTTTGTCCACGCTGCAAGTTTGTACAGCGTGTCCCAAGTGATCGCCCCCATCACCCCGCCAGATGTATTCCGAACAGTAATCGTAATGGTTTGCCCGTCTCCTAATACGTTTGTCGGGTTTGAAATCGCAAACGCCGTTCCGTTTGTGACGCTGATGTCAAACTGCATTCCGGTCGACGCATCAATGGCAATCGTCGCGCCATACGTCGATCCGAATCGCTTCGGGCAGAACAGGCTTTTTCCAGATAGCTTGACGACTCCGCCACTTGAAGTAGTACCGCGAACAGTCGTACCTGCCGCTTCTCCTGCTTCGAAAATTATTGTTTCGCTTGAACTACCTTTATGTCGAATAATAAAAGACTGTCCATACGAATAATTTGATTCTAGAGTTGCATAATACGTTTGATCGCTGCGAGAACCATATAGCCGCAAAACGCCTTGATTCCAGTAATCAGGCGTAAAAGATGAGTTGTTCTGGAAACCAAGAGTCGGAGTTACGCCAGCTATGTTTGGGGCAATTAAATACATCCCCACACACCCTGAACCCCAATTAATTCCATAACCGGTTGCTGGTCCGAGTTCTCCGGGACTTAAAACACCGTCGGATGAATTGTCTATGTTAATGCAATCAGTTCCGGTGTCATGCGTCCATCCATGAATTTTGAATCCAACGGTGTTTCGCAAATACATCCCATAGGTGCAATTTTTTGCCCATCCACCGTATACGTTTAACATTGTTACGCTGTACGTATCGCTGGCGGTCTGCGCCGTCTGTATGCCGCACCCAAGAACGCCCGTGCCGTTGTTATTGCCCAGATCTGGGTTGTGGATCTCAATCATGTAAGCGCCGTAATTTGCGCCCGCCGATGCTGATGTTTCAATGTAAATACCAGATTGTCCAGCATTGCCTCCGACTACACGCGGAGCATAGAAATTGACGTACCAGCCACCACGAATGGCGATGCCTTTGGCCGATGCCCCGGCATTGGTAAGATCAACGTAAGGACGATATAGCGAAACGTCTTTTACGGATTGCAACGACAAACAATCGCCGGTGCCGTAATGCATGAATTTTGCGCTTCCCAAAAAGCGAACGCTTGTTCCAGACGGAACAGTAATCGGCCCGGTGGAAATCTTATAGGTTCCTGATGGAACGATTACTTCTCCGTTAGCGCCTGCAGTCATCGCGTTTTGAATCGCCGTCGTACTATCCGTCGTTCCCGTCGGATCCGCGCCAAAGTCCAAGACGCTAACCGACTCCTGCAACTTACTCGTCACCGTCCTCGATGTCGCGCCCGTGCCGCCTTGGGTGTAGGTGATGTGACTGGACGGCGCATTAACCGTCGCCACGCCCGTGGTCGGCACGACAGTAACGTCGCCGCTCATGGTGAAGCCGTTCACCACGCCGCTATTGTTGTACAGCAGCTGCCCGTTGACGCCACCCGCGATAGCCGTACCGACTGGCACGCTGGATGTGTAGCGGTACAGCACCGTCTGGCCGTTGGACAGGCCGGAAGTGAACGTCAGTGTCGTCGGGGTCGTCCATGTGTAGTCGGTGCCAGGCACCATGACGGCGCCGTCAACGCTAATAGCAAGGTTAGCCAACGAGCCGGGTGACGCGGGCAGGGTAAACACCGTCTGGCCAGCCGTTGCCGTGAACGTGCCGACGTAGGCTTGACCGTAGGATGCGAGGGATGCCAGGTTGTAGCCGGTGATGGTGTAGTCGCCACCGTTACGCACGATGGGGATCAGGTCGGTATTTTGGGCAAGGCCGCCCGATGGGAATTGGGAAATCTTTGGCATGGGTTACTCTCGGAGGATCGGGTCGCCAACCGAATCTGCAGGCGGCTCCATCTGGATCGCGTACCCGGCTTCGGTGAGGATGTCGCGGACGTCGGGCGTGTAGAACCCCGTCGTGCCACGGTCGGTGCTGTCAAACCCTCGCCCGTTTGACCATTCGTAAACTCGGTGATCGGGCGCGCTGAACTCGCTACCCCATGCGCGTCGGCACATCTCGTTCCAACTGAATACCCGACTGGTGACGGGTAAGCCAAGACTGGCCGGGACTGTGCTGCGTGCCATTAGTAGGTGCCTTCAAGGTTGGACAAATGACGCGTGACGGCTTCACGGGAGCGCAGCTCTTGCAGCTCACCGGCCAGACGTCGGATCTGGCCCGCCTCAACCGTGGTGAGATGTCCCCGACCGTCAGCGATACGATCCACCGTGCGGAGCAGGTTACGGATCTGGTTGTCGGTCAGGTCAAGTCTCACAGCAGCTCCGGTTCCAAGATGTTGGAATCAATGAACTCAGGCGGTCTTGGGTCAAGGTCGTAGATGCGCGATACAGCGTCAATTAAGTCCTTGAGGCCGGCGAACGGGTAATACCCCACCTGCATTCTAAACCGTTCTGCGAGGTTGTACAGTTGGCCGTTCTCGTCGCGCTGGATGATGGGCTTTGCGATCCGGTAGTCGTAGCCGGACGCGATCATGCGCTTCTGCTGATCGGTCAGGTCCGGGTCGCCATCGGCGGGCTCGTACGGTAGGTGGAAATTGTGGCCACGGATGTCGGGCAGCAGTCGTTGGACGCGATCGTCCTTCGACCCCGGCCCTTCGGCAGGCCACTCCAGTTCCTCAATGTCCAAGCCTTGGACGTTCTCGACCCGAATGCGCTCTTGAAAATAGTCCATGTCGGCGATGGCGCCATACCGCTCGTAACCCACCTTGACGCCGATGACGCCCGGTGCCGACCGCCACTTAGCCCACAGGTTACGCATGTTGGACCAGCGCTCCAGCAAGTCCATCTTGTGGTCAAAGCCGTCCAAAAGGTACTTGTTACCTTGGAAGTCAATGCCCACGACCGCCATTGCCGTATTCGCGCTGCCCTTCTTCTTGGATCGCGCCGGGTCGATCATGATGTAAACCATGAGCGATTCCGGGCGTGCCTGGTAGATCTGTAGGTCATCCGGGTCAAACCAACGCTGACTGCCGGCCAACGGGTTCTGAAGCATCTGGGTCGCAATGGTGGACTCTAACTGCGTCTTGACGCGCCTGTCCCACTCGGACTGATTGAACAGGACTGGGCGCCCGTCCTTCGTGCCGTCGTGGGTCGCGGGGTAGACGCGCGACTTTACGGCCCCAGTCGCCATGATGTGCTGGTACGTGTCGGCGAACGAGTATCGCGTGCCGATGTGCCAGACCTTACCGCCCAACGAGCCGAGGTTGTCGGACATTGACCACGCTTCGGTCGTCTTGGTGATCTGCTCGGGCGTGCTGACCGACTCCAAGGTCACGACGTCATCGTAAACCCGCAGCTTAAAGTGGCGACTGGTCGGCTGACCATCTACGAGGCCGTGTGCCTCGACCGTAGCTTCCTTGCTGTTGCTGTTGCGCTTGACGATGATGCCGCCATCCAGCGACCACGCCGGCGACTCGGCTGACGGGTTAGCGTACAGAATCTCGGGGAACAGGGCCTGTAACAGCCGGTTGTTCTCCAGTTCACGCTTGATTTGGGCCAAGAACGCCTTGGCGATCGGCTTGGTGTGGCTGAAGATGCCGACCGTAATCTCAGGGTCGCCCAAGATCGTCTGGATGATTCCGGCAAAGGTAATGATGGTCGACTTGTAGTGCTCACGGGCCCACAGGTCGAGGTAGCCATCGGGCGCCGCCTCGACTTCCCGGCATCGAGCGTACAGCCACGGATGCCAGGCATCGGTGCGGCCTAACAGTTTGACGAGCAGGTAGTACCGGTCAGCCGTCGCCAGCCACCGCATCGACGAATAGTCCGTGCCGTTCTTGTCCAGGGCATCCCAGACGGGCAACAGGCTATTGAACGGTGTGGTCCTGAGTCTCGACCGCACTGCGTCCAACGAGTGCGCGGTTGAGCCGTTGTGTGAGTTCGTCCCCATGTGGTGCCGCAATCGCCTCCGGTGCTTCCCCTACGTAGACCGTTTGAGCCGCCTTACCGTCCAGACGGTCTGCCACCATCTGCATCGCCCATGGTTCACCGGACCCAGCCGCCACGATAAGACTATCGCAGAGCTTGTCGAGTCCTTTGTCCACCGTCCCACCAGCCCGAGCAAGCGCCCGCCTGATCGCGTGTCTGAACTCGGCGCCCTTGGCTGCGTGGTCATTTCCTTCTGGCGCCCCACCTTTGGAACGGTGAGGCTGTTTCAAGGCTTTAGTCATTGTGTCAACTAAGTTTACTTCTTCTTGCGCGCCGTCGACAAAGCGGCTGCAACTGCCTGTTTTTGCGGGTGTCCTGACTTGACCATCTCGCGGATGTTCTCGTTGACAACCTTCTTACTCGTCCCCTTCTTCAGTGGCATCATCATCTCCCTCAACGTGATAGTCCATGAACAGGACTGGAACCGTCTCGTCATCGTCCTGGTTGGGGTCGCCCCACAACCAGTCGATCAACTGCGGGTCTTGTTCGCGGATGGCTTTTCGTATGCCATCGGCCCCTTGAGCTTCGGCGTTTCGGTCTGCACGCCCTTACCCTTCGGTGCCTTCTTCGCCATTCCCGGCTTGAACTTGTGTGCGCTGTCAGCGGACATATCAGGTATCTCCGTGGTAGTTCTGAATCGCGTTGTAGGCGCTCAGGGCGCCGTACGGTGATTTGGTGCGCCGCGTGTACAGTTCCAGCCGATGCGGCAAGTCCTTGTTGTTGCGGTGCATAATGGTCGCATCAAGGTCGTAGTCGCCCGTGATGATTGGCGTATCGCGCCAGTCAGCCGGGCAAATCTTGTGCGTCGGGTACGACCCTTTCGGCTTTTGCATTGCGCTGCTCCAAAATGGCGGTGGTACTAAAACCCGGCAAGTGTTGACACTGATGGATTTTCGGACCTTCAAAGATCTTCTCACCATCCGGTAATTTTTTCCACCCCACCTTGCGATAAAAGATCGGCAGGTTGCTGTGGTCGTACCCTTTGAACAGGATGTTCGGGCGTATGTGCATCAAAAGGCCCTGATCGTCGCCCTCGAACGGCACCACCGCGATGGGGGTCACTTCACCCCGGTTTGTCATCCGCAGGTCAACGTGCCAGTCGTAAATCGCCCACATCCGCATCCGCCAGTCCTGCGACGGACGGCCCGGGCCTTTCTTCTTACGGATCCAGCGGTCGCTATTGAGCGCGATGACCAGGTACTCACAGTTGGCTAGGCATTCGGCGAGCATGAGCCGATGGCCCTCGTGCAGTTCGTCAAAACAGCCGTTTACGAATCCGATTTGCATGTCAGGTCCCTCAATTTTTCCCAGGAGCAGACAGCCGTCCCCGGGATGCCCACGACGTACCCCGCCGCCGTGTTCGCCATGATCGCCGCCTCGTGCATCGGAGCGGTCGCCGCCACAGCGGCTGCCAAGACCGCCACGACCGTATCCCCGGCCCCGGTGACGTCATAAACAGCCTTCGCGGTCGCCGGGATGTGATACGTCTTGTGGCACTGCTTCAGGCGCATCCCCGCGGCGCCTTCCTTGAACAGTACTGTGTCAAAGTCGTGCACCTCGTGGTGACGGGCTTCCACCTCGTTCGGGCAGATGATCGAACAGCCTTCGTACTTGGCCCAACCCGTGCCTTTTGGGTCCACGATGACCGCCGTGTCCTGCCGCTGGCATTCCTCGATGACCTGTCGGCACAGGTCGTCCGTCAGCCAGCCTTTGCCGTAGTCGCTCAGGATGACCGCATCCAAGCCCGACAGGTCGGGCAGCGACGTCGGGCGCTTGATCAAGTCCTTGTCAACCCGCAGCAACTGGTGATTGCCCACCATGTAGCGGTGTTTTTCGGTCCACGGCTGCTTCGGGAAGAACGTATCGGTCTGAACGCCCAACGCCTTAAGCTGGTGAACCACGTTCGCGGCCCCACCGGCCCGGGATTCGGTCGCGGCTTCCACGAACACGGGGACGGGCGCTTCCGGGCTGATCCGGCTCGCCGTCCCGTGGTGGTAGATGTCAAACATAGGGTCACCGATGACCATGATGCGGGTTTGCACGATGTTGTTGAGGATTTCCGCCGGCGTCATTTCGGCACGCCCTTCTCAATGCAGGCACACAGCATGTGGGTAACCACCATGTGCATTTCCTGAATCACCGCCGTCGATTCGCCAGGGCAAATGATGTCGATCTCGCACAGCGCGTTCATGCCCTTACGACCGCTGATGCCCAAAATTCGCATCCCCTTTTTGTGGGCCGCGTGGATTGCCTCTTTGATGTTCTTTGATTTACCCGACGTCGAAAACGCGATCAGGGTATCGCCCGAGGTGCCAAGCGCCTCAATCTGGCGTGCAAACACCTTGTCGTACCCGTAATCGTTGCCGCACGCGGTCAGGATCGAGGTGTCCGCAGTCAGAGCAATGGCGTTCAGGGCGCGACGGTCGGTCTCGAAACGCACCACCAGTTCGGCGACCAAGTGCTGTGCCTGGGCAGCCGATCCACCGTTGCCACAAACCAAGATGCGCCCACCGTTTGCGAGCGTATTTAGGTTCATTTGTACGGCTGGTTCAAGGTTATTGTGCAGGATGCCCACCAGTTCGGTGAGCGCACGACCTGTTTCGGCGACGCGTTGACTGATTTCTAAGTCGTTGACGAGCATTTCTTGACGTCCCTTTGACGAATGATCTGGAGCGGCCCGTAAATTTCGCTGTACAGTGAATTCCAGATCTTGTGCTTCAATTTGAACGCCTCGGTTTCCACCCCCTTGACGTCCTCCACCGATATGCGACCGTCCAGCC